GTGAAAGCGGCCACCGAACGCCGAGATCGATGATCACGGTACCTGGCGCGGTCGTGCAGCAACCCTCCTCCGTGGTTCGAGAGGCAAAGGAGATCTTGATACCAGCCCGGGCGACGCCCGGATCAGTACCCTGACCCTTTGCTTCGGTCACGAAGAAGTCAATCACCCGAGGCTCAAGCCGCGTATGATCGGGGTTGGTGTAGCTGGCTTTACCGCCGGCACTGAGGCCTGCGGGAGTCAGTACGACAGTCGAACCACCTGTCATGGTCCCGCTAAGATTAGCGAGGTTCATTAACAGCTCCTAGTGAAGTAAGTCTCTCACACGCCTTGACCCAGATAACACTAGGGCAAAGACGTCCAAGATTCTCACAGGGGTTAGCCGGGGATTCCAAACCGGCAGAAGCGATGCGCTGGATGCGAATCGCGTGTACTGTTCCACAGTGTGAACCGTGGAAACAGTGCCGAAGGAACCAGTGTGATTAGCACCGGCCCAGGACAGGGAAAAGTCCTGGCGAAGTTCATACTCGTCCTTCACGCTTCCCATTGCACCTACGAGATGAGCCCCGGAGAAAGGGGATATGGCATTAAGCCAAGTTCCGACGTGGAGGAACCAATCTACTACAAACGAGTATGGGATTATCTCCCAAGTCGCCAGCAGTGGGTCAGCTCCCCATCTAACGGAGTTATTATCAACCTCTCCCAAAGCCATCCCTCTATAGGTACGCGAACCCGTTAGGGTGTGCGTCTCAGTCCCAGTTCCCTGCCCGGAGTCTTGCGACCACGTAGCAGTTGCACTGAGATTGAGTTCAGTGGGCACTTTCGAATAACCACGACGGAGGTTACCTTTCTCTACCCGCGAGTTGAACGCTTCCAAAGCGTCCTCAAGCGAGAAAATAAGAGGCTTCCACCCATAGCGGTACTCGAGCCAATATTCCGCAAAAGCTTTAGCAACTTCGAAAGGATTCTTCTTGTAACGTTTCCTAGCTCGAAGTGCGGCTTTTATGGCGTAGCCGTTTACACGGCGCCACTGTTGCCCAGCAAAGTTAGCTAACTGACGAAGCTGTACCGCATCGGTAGCAGCATCCCAGATCGCCTCCTTTGTTTCGGCAATAGCGTTATTGACCACCGTATTAATG